GAAAAAGATTAATTACTACAACTCTGAACTATATACTTACTATGTTCAGTATTGAAAAACAAACAACTTCATGGTATAATATATATGTATGTACAATATATAATTATTATAACCTTGGTCAACATATTTTTTGTTCGACCTAAGCCAAATCGTCTGCTATACGGTTTGGCTTTTCTTTTTATAGATTATTCATCAGATTTTAATTTTCATCAATCCGGCAACAAACTTTACTGCACGATATACAACAACGCATACCCACAATTTTGTATTATTCAAATCAAGATGTGCGTCATCTGTGCCTGATACAATACCATTATCCAAACACCACTGAACAGGCTTATGCGCCCATTCAGGCATGTTATGGTCGATACAGTCATAAATCATTTCTGATTTATCTGCCTTTTTATTGTCTAACTCTTTTATTTTTTCGATAAGTTCCTCATATTGTGACATTGTCAGTCCCTCCTCGTTTCGTAAAATCGCTTTTACTTTTTCTTTGAATGCAATCCATCCTGAATTGTTTTCGTTCGCCCACTGTGCCGGACACTGTTTATCCCACACGTCATAGTGGCGCAAAACAAATATATCAACGGTATCTGCCGTAATACCTATGTATTTACACAATTCAGCGCACAAATATGCGGTATTGTTGATTGTTTTTTCAGATACAATAGAATTACCACTACAACACATTTCAATGGATATGCTGTTTTTATTTCTACAATCGGCGTGTTTGTAAACTGATGTACCGCCGACCGCCCACGCTGCATTATTTAACGCAACTGATTGATAACAACTATCATCATCAGTAAACAAATGTGCCGATGCACCTCGTGAACCATTATGAAAATATGTTGCATTTGCTTTTGCGGTGTCCTTTTTGTTTCCGGTGTAGTGAATTACAATAAACTTCACCAAACGACTACTGTATGTGTAATAGTTTGCCGATGATGACTGTATTGACGTATCAATGTCAATACCATTGAACTGTTTGATTGGAAATCCATCATTTATTGTTCGCATATGTATCCCCTCAATTCTTTTCTTGAATTTCAGGAAGACCTGCAATAGATGTTAGCAGAGAAAGTATTCCTGCAAGTGCAGATGCACTACCTACCAATACCCAATTTACGTCTCCCATAGCAATAGCAGTACCAATAGTGGCAACTGCTGTTTGTGCTACTGTTTTTATTGCACGAATACCTGCACATTTAAACCATTCTTTCATAACTCATTACCTCCTCAAAATCCTAACATCTTTACAACATACCCTATTACAGCACCAACTAATACTGTAATTATTGCACCGACAACTGTTTCATATCGTTTAGTCGGACGTTTCTCTATCTCGTCAACTCGTGATGTAATATCCGAAACGTCTTCCCTCATAGCCTTAGTTTCAGTCGCTAAAATATGCACACTTTCAGTCAATCGGTCAAGGCTATCCAGTCTATGGTGAGCCGACTTTGTGGACTGTTCCACTACAGTCAATCTCTCCCATAATTCCTTATCATCAACTTCCACTTACTTAGCCCTCCTCATTTTTATTGATTTCTGCCACCAATTCTTTGTAGTCATCATCGGTTAATCCCCCCGATAAAACAAGTACATCAAATTTTTCAAGCATTTGTTCTTTGCTCATTTTTCCAACGGCTACAATTTTTTTGCACAATCCGTATGAACGTCCGTGATTCATATTCCATACCTCCTATTCTGTTACTCCCATTTCCAACATTGCCACCCTTACATCTATGTCAAGCATAAACTCGTCCGTATATTCAGGCAAAGACGCCTCATAAGCCTCTTTACTGCCATACTTGACTATTTCAGCTAATTCAGTATACGGGTCATCCGTTCTTAGCTTTATACCCTCCATCCAAGTATATGGATTGTCCAACTTTTCTACATTTTGAATACTTAACAATTTATGTTTGTCAACATAATCTGTTTTGTAACTGTCGGATTCTTTTTCATCTAAGAAATATTCAAAAGTCAAATCAAAGTTATCCGGGTCATCATAACCTTCATCTAAGTATTTCACTGACTTCAAAGTCTTTAAAGTCACGATATAATTTACACACTGTACAATATTGTCGGGTGTAATTCTAAAAAATTCACTTATATTCATAGTTGCTCCTCCCAATTAACTTACACTTCTGAAAGACGGCGCTGTTATGCCTATTCCTGTTTTTGTATCAGTTGTTGATACACCTGTTCCCTGTGAGATTATCCAAGTCGATTGATTTACATAACACGCCTCAAAGTAGCAATAATTTCGTAATGTAGCCAAACTTGCTGCCGAAAACCATAATTTGCTGTTTGATGCCATACAGTACGCACAGAAAATTATCGCTCCTGCAATGTAAAAATCACAATGGCTTATGTGCGAAGCATTAAAATACCCTGACGCTTGTAATATTTTAATACGACAATTACTAAGTGTATTAAAATCTCCTGTTGACTCCTCTACTTGGCTAAATTTTCTACATTCAATTTGTGTACCTACAAATGAAATTACTGACAATGACTCAACATAACTATTGATACCGTTCACTGCTGTTCCTATATGCTGTATAAATCCGCCGAACATAGTGCCTTTACATACATAGAACACTCCATTTTTAAGAGTATTGTTACTACCGCTCGGAAATAGAACGCTCGTGTTGGTAAGTTCTACGGTACACTCTCTGAATACCCACCAACAAACGTGACTACTATCATATCTCTTTGCAGGCAATGTTACCGTTATTTTACTGTTGTTCAACTTTACATTACAATTTTTAAATAGTGAATCTGTATTATGTAGTGTATTTGCATATGTAATTGAGCAATTATCAAACTCCAACGAGGTATAGTCGCTAAAAGCGCCAACATCAGGTGACCAATTAGTTCTACAAGCGAAATTAATATCCATATTCTTAAATACTGCGGTTGCGTTTGTTTCAGATGTTTTAGATATAAGAACCTTATTACTTGTATTGATTTTCGTAATCCCTTTGCCTTGTCCCTCAATTATAATATTTTTACTATGTGTGAGTTGAGTTGACAAATTATATGTGCCCTCTAAAAGAATAATTTTACCACCACTTTTGGGTAGCAAATCAATAGCTTTTTGTATGACAATCCCAGCATCTTCATATTGATTACACATATAGTCCACATATCTTCCTTCCACCTCATCAGTTGTCGAACCTATAGTGATAACAGAAGAATTTCTACCACCTGATGTATAACCTGATGAGCCGACAATAACCCAATTCGTACCGTCATACACAAGCTCTAAACTTTCTAAAGCACTCCAAGATTTTGATGAGGTTATTGGTGCGTAGCTTATAACCCCATTATGAAAAAAAGAACGAGCACCGAATTTTATAATAGGTTTAGCTCCGGTATTGCTTACGTTTAGAGTTGCTCCTTCTGTAGAGGTATGTGACGAATTAAATTTAACAACAATTCTTGCACCTATAACCAATCTAAAGTTTGATATAGAAACAGTTTTCGCCGCCACATTATCATTAGTGGTACATTCTGCATATGGTGGTTGTTGCCATACAGGAGCACCACTACCATTACTTATTAATCTATATCCTGCTGTGCCTGCACTCGTTGGAGCATACCACGACTTGCTTGCTGTTGCCGAACCGTTATAGCTCGTTGCTGAGCCGTTCATTGTCAATGTCAATGAATTAGGATTTTGCATTGACGTTGGTTTATTTGACAGGTCAGTATAACTTCCAGTAAAAGCTACTGTTTTCAAATCGGTAAAGAATTTCTTTATTTTTCCAAACAATGTGCTTAGCGTTTCACCGCTTACTATATTCGACCGTGTACCCGATTCAGCAAAAGTCGGCTGTTGGTCGTTTGTCGCTACATTTGGTACATTGTCCAATCCCACTTGTGATTTTGTAACACTATGCGGATTAGATTTACTACCAATATGACTGATTAAATCTGCTATTGCTTTCATAATTTTTCCAAACGAAACTGATAACTTTTCTCCACTTGTAATATTGCTCAAAGATGAATTTTGAGAATATGTTGGTGTTTGATCGTTCGTTGCCACGTTTGGGACTTTGTCCAATCCAATCTGTTCTGCCGTGACACCATGTGGATTGCTTGTATCTGTGATATGTACATTCAAACTATTCTGTAATTCTTCATCTTCTGTTTTTCTTGTATTGACTTCATCTTCAAATTGCTTTAATGTTGGATATACAAGACTGTCAATATCAACAGTTACATTATTGACATCAGCGACTGTCAACGGAATATTAATAATAAATTCACTTAATGATGTTCCGGAAATCTTATCACCACGAACATCAAACGCATATCCTATTAAAGTTGCCGGATGTTCTTTGTCATCAGTACCATCAACATTAACCAGCTTTGCAAACAAACCTATTTCGGTCAAATAAAAAGTTGGCAATATACTGCTGCCAACTCTATTTGAAAATTGTGTTGTTGTAATTATTGTACTGTTTTTTACACTCTTTTTTGATATTGGCAATTCGCCAAGAGGATGTATCAAATCAGTAAGCTCTGCTATATTTTCTGTACTTCTTATCCCATCACCAAACTTACCTTTGGTAAACTCTATAATTTTACCTTGTGCGGTTAATGCAGCATATTCAAGACCTGCTTTTGTAGGATAGAATTTTTCCATATTATCATACCTCCTCTAATGTAATTTCTTTTGATTTTTGAATAACACCACCAACATATATATCTCCTTTAGTAGCTTGTTCATAAAATATATCAAACACTTTATGCGATTGTTTAATCAGTTTGATTTTTTTTCTAACAGATTCTTCGTCTACCATTGACGGAATAGATGAAATATATATTGCAAATCTATTTTTGCTGTAATATTCGTCCATTTGCACAGCTGCACCTGTCATTGCTGATATTATTTCTTCTATTCTTGCAGGATTCATAGCATTTCGTCTACGACGTTTTTCTATAATATTCTGCCGACGTTGCTCTACGCTCTCACTTTCATTAACAGGCAAGCCCATTGACTGCTCCCATAATGATAAAGACCATGTCGCTGTTTGTGGCAACGTTTGATTTTTGAAATCTTCAACCATTGCCTTAACCTCGTCATTAGACATTCCGATAATCTGAAATAACCATAGTCCGACATAACTGTTACCATATTTATTGGTAACTCGTTGTATTATCTGTTGTCCTATCTCACTGGTTAATATCTGCTCCATTAATTCTGTTGAATACATATACTACACCTACCCGTCTACAAGTCCAGCATCAAATTTTATTGTTGTTTCTGATATTGTAGGAATTTGATTTGACATCAACTGTACATTTTTGTTATTTCCGTTTACAATCAAATTTTTATAATCAGCTACACCTGCGGTATTTGATAATATCGAGGCAATTTTACTATATCGAACTTCACCGTCTTTTATTGCTTGTACAAGATATTCAGATATTGACAAAATAAAATTACTCTTTATATCTTCAATTCCAACTGTATTATCCAATTCAATTAAGCCCGAAACACTAATAGCTATAGTTGTTGGTGCTGTAACCTCAAGAATAACTCCGGGCGGTGCAAGCCGTTCGATTGTGGTGGTTTGACCATCCGTCTTTTTTCCGTCTGTTGATAATGGGACCGGTTGCATAATATGATTGTAAACTGCCGCACATAATGTTGTATCTGCAGGTACACCGTTTGAATCAACTATGATAATATTTACAACACCGCTATCATCTTCAACATTCGGATTATCTTCGGGACTGATTACAACAGCCTCACCCACTCCGTCAACTTCCAACGCCCAACGTCTGTAATCGTTATCATTTCCGATAAAAGAATTATCCTGTGACTGGTCATATTCCTTGATACGCTCAATAAAATTTTCATCACTTTCTTCATTATAGCCGCCTGTTGTAGCTGTTTCATTTGTAATACTGGATAAACCGACAATTTTATCACTATTAACAGTGATAGTATTTGCCGGAACATTTCCCGATTTTCCCGCTATAGCCGCAATGATATTAACCGTTACCGTTTGATTATCACCTATTGACACATTTTCTGTTGTAACAAACTCCGTTACACTTTCATCAGCGATTTGTGCAGTAGTAAAAACTGTACCTTTGGGGATATTTACACCTATATTCCCTATAATCTTGACACTTCCTGTAGCATGCTGCGCCTTTCGTCTTGCCATGCCTCTGCATGCTCCGTGATAATCTGCATATGTACCATAACTAAATTCGGGCCATATTAATCGTAGTGCATTCAGAATACAAAACTGTGCAAAATATGCGTGTTCATATGCCGTTGGATAGGTTAAATTCCAAACGTCCGAACCTTCAGATTTGTCAATATCATTTGGCAGATTATCTCTCATTCGCTTATGTATCTTATTGACATCCGCATTTTTTATAAAATCAGGAATAATAAATTGCGACATATTCTCACCCTCCTACCGTAGCTTTTATATCTATCTCGGCATTATCAATGCCTGTTACCGTACATTCCACCTCAACCGCATCGGTATCAATCCAATTAAACGAAAAATCATCTACTGACTTTGCCCTTTTATAATCATCAGCCATTATCGCCTCTGTTATTTCTTTTTTCAGCATAATTTCTTGTGCAGCTTTATCAGGCAATGCCATAATCAAATCTAAATTAATACCGAAATCAGTTGAATATGAGCTATACGCATATCTGTCTGTCGATATACAATTTTCGCACCATTGTTTAAATGCCTCAACTCCCGACGCAGAAACTAATCTGTGTTGTCCGTCACGAACAAAATCACCTGTATCATAATCAAATTTCAAGCTACGTTTATATCCAACAGGGGTATTTTGTTTAAGATTATCCAACGGCACAGTCATAATGTTATTTGCTGTTGGAAATAGATTTGCCATAATTAACTCTCCTTTCCTATATAACTGCTACTTACAATAACAGCAACAACAATAGGATCAACGTCTATCCAACATACCAATACTCTGTCGCCCGCTTTGATACGTTCTATCCCCTCTGTGATAGGAATTTTAACAGTGTGACTATGACCGTCAGATAATGAAGTTACAACTTCAATCTCAGGCTTATAATCTATTGATAATCTCTTATCAATTAAATACTCCCCTTTGGGAATAACGGTATCAAAGCGGGCGACCTTAAGTCCAAAATCTGATGTAATCGTACCGTATTCAATTAAAACACTTCTACCTTCATTTACAGCGTTATTCATCTGTGCCTGAAGTGTTCGTCCTAACCTATCAAACGCATTCATATAACCACTCCCTATAACTTACTTTCATCTGCACGTTCAAAATCAATATTCATTTGTCGATTTACTGCATTATGTGTAATACTTGTGACAATATATCGAAAATTCATATCGCCTGCACCTACTTTAACAAGCTCGCCTTTTCGTATCCATGGATTATTTATAGCTGTTACTTCATATGTTTCTTTAGGCTTTCCTTTTTCATCAAGAATATATTGACCTTCATCACGAGCATTTTCATACAAAGAGTCTTCCTTTTCTTTATCTGACTTGTTTGACTTTTCATCTTCTGTATCATCTCTAATGACTTTCTGAAGTGTTCCCCATTTTGCTGTATCCCCCTCCAAAGTGCCTGTAATAGATACTTTTCCGTCATCATCAGCTTTGCCTGTGAAGATTATTTTTGTAACAACGTCTTCCATCGAAATATTACTTGCGGTCGATATTGCATTTTCGCCACGGTTAATTTCGTAAACACGCTCATTTGCATTGGCTCCATACCTATCTATGTAGATAATATCCTCTGCACTGCGTATAACGTATTTTATACCCGTTTTCTTTTTTACTCGGTCCAAAAGGTCAGTAAACATAGTTGAAATTTTACCTGAAAGAGGTAGTTTCTTATGTTCAATAGATTCATAATTGTATACAATTTCAATGCCCCATTTTGAGCATATATCATTGAATATATCTACTGTTTTCCAACCTGCAGGGTAATAATAGCTATCCTCACTGTTTTGCAGATAAATCAAATTATCATAGCATGTCAAAGATATTATTTTCTTCTGCTTGTTTTGATAATTTTTACGCCATATATACCCTCTGAAAACCTCTCTACACTCTTCACCGTCATTGGCATATATAAACACCCTATCACACACATTAATTAATTCTGATAACAAATACTCGCCGTTCATACAGTTTACAAGGTTTATCGTTACCTTTTGTGCAAGCTCGTTTTTATTTTCGGTAAGTTTTAAATCCGTTGTCACTGCGTCAACAAATACATCTAATTTATCAGAATTAAGAAAATGAATGCTGTATATCGGTGAAGACTTTGACGCCACTCTTACATAATCCATTAACCCCACTCCTAAAAATCGTACAAAAAAAGCACTATCATAAAAAATAGTGCTATTCTGTTTGTTTAATCTTATATATACTCTTTTGGCAGCCAACCAATGACATATTCACCAACTGGTGTACGTCCTACATCAGAAGATTTATCTGTTATCCTATATCGGCCGAGAATTTCTTTTCCGTCATACAAATAATATGTTCCTGTCACTCTGCCTGCAATACTTTCCGCATCAGACGAAACATATATCGGTGCATTGTTAAGTTCGACTGTTGCACCGGCAGAGTTATCACCAGAAGATGTTCCTGGAATTTTAATAACGGTACCGGGGAATATCCACCAACCTCTTTCCGAGCTACTAAAACCATGCTGTTTTGCGGTGTCCTCGATTACATCTTTGTTTAACTCATAAATTTCTTCCCAACGCAACCCGTCACCGAGATAACATTGTGCGATGCCCCATAATGTATCATTTTCAACTATGGTATATATTGCAGGTGTAGGGTCTTTATCTCTGTCCGTTCCGTCAGCCGAATCAGGTTCGGCATTTGTAACAGTGAATGTCGGTTTAACGCAGTCTGTAAATTCTATATAATAATGATAACTGCCAAATCCGTCTTGATATGTAATATCATAATCCGAAAGATGTACATCCATACAAATCGGTGTACCTGTTATCAAAATCGTAAGTACCGTTTTATTAGCTTTCCACATTGAAAACATACCTTGAAAATTGACAGGCGGTTGCCAAGCACCATTTTGCCAAGGCATATTTGCTTGCATTCTACCGGGTAATATACCATCATCCCACCGAATCGAACGTACACCTGTACCAGTAGGCTCTTGAATAGTACCAAGGTCCATTATGTCATATTCGGCAAAATTTTGTCCACCCGAACGGAATTTTATTTTTTGTGGTGTCCACGGTATTGATAAAACGTCATGTGTACCCTTTTCAATTATAAAAATTATACTCTCACAATTTCTCATTCATTATTACCTCCCGAATTAGCAAATGAGGCAGTTAAATGTCGGTCAATTTCATCTGATATTAACTGTGCTATTTCAGGTGCATGTGCCTTTATCTGTTCAACAACATTGCCGTCCTTAGAACCATCAATATTAAACATTATAGACATTGAACCACTTTCAAAATGCACATTTGCACCACTTGTTGAGCCGCCACCTTGTATTTTCTCATTTTCTATGACATCATTATTAAGTCCTGTCGCATAATGAGGAATGCCACGTCCTGATAAAATATCCTTTGTTTCTGATGATGTAAATACTCTATCTCCCGCTGACAGCGGAGCAAGTACATTACGACCTTCATACATCAAAAATTGACCGTTGTGTTCAACCAATTCGCGAGGATCTGCACTTCCGTCATCATTCAAATATGCCAAACCCTCTGGTGCATTACGAGTACCATGAGCAAAGTGTCCAAATGTTGTACGATATTCAACTGTACCATATATCTTAGGTGCTACTGTCGGAAAAATACCTGTATATTTAGCTGTGCCTGGTATCTCGGGTACTTCTTTCGGGTATGTTCCGAGTTCATAATTTGCTGTACCATCAACCTTTGCCAAAACGGATAATTCCGAATTATTTTCAGTTATAGTCGATATACTGTCATTTATGGCGGATGATAAACTTGATGTATCTATATTCCCCGGAACAACCGTAAAATTAGGATGTAATTCAACACTTTCACCCATACTTGCATTAATAGTATCAGTTATCTTTGTACCTATATCTAACCCGCTAAAATCAGTTTCAGCCAAAGAAGAACTAATGCCATTCATTACACTTTCACCTATCGAAATTTGGCTAAAGTCCATATTATCTGCCGATAGACTTGTACTTATTGCAGACATTAAACTCTCGCCAAAACCCAATTTACCAAAATCCATATTGTCCACTGATAAGCTCTCACTTATAGCTGACATTAAGCTTTCGCCAAAGCCTAATTCTTTAAAATCAAGATTATCGGTTGAAAGGCTTTCACTGATTGCTCCCATAAGACTTTCGCCAAAACCAAGTTCTTTGAAATCCATATTATCCGTTGAAAGACTTTCACTGATTGAATCCATAACCGTTTTACCAAGTTCTAAATCCTTTAGTTTTCCGTCTTTAATATTTTCAATACTGCTACTGACAGCATCGAGTACATTCTCTCCTAAATCGTCTGGCAACTCAGTTGATTTTGTATCTTCTTTGGACTGCTCTGTTCCATCGGTTTTGCTTTCTAAAGCCTCTTGTTCCTTGGTGCTATCTTCAACAGCTTGTGCTGCTTTTTCGTCAGTTTCATTCATAGCATCAATCTTTTGGTCTTTATTGTCCTTTATTGCATCTACTGTATCTTTTGCATTTTTTTCGAGTGCATTTTTTGCAGCTTCTGTCGTTTGTTCAATGGCACTTTCTGTATTCCCGCCATTTAGCATTTGCCATATATCAGCAAAATCATCACCCATTTCTTCAGCCATACGCTTGTAATCAGTACCATAGAAATCATTTATGGCTTTATTTGCCTTGATATCACCAGCCATAAGCATTGCCGCATATTTTTCTTGAGCAACGTCATCTCCGCCCATTGCACCAAATTGATATAACCCCATCATCTCATCCAAGTATTGACTTGGGTCTTGATGTTGTAATATTGCAGCTTGATATTGTCGCTCTGCTTGTTCCACCGTAGGTTGCATTTTTTCATATGCTTCTTTTACTACTTCTTTTTCAGCAGTATCTCCGATGTTCATTGAGTGTTCCAATTCACCTTTTGCACCAGCTAAACTACCTTTTTTATCATTGTATCCATTGTATTTTTCATAATTGTCTAATGTTTGTCTAAATGCAGAATGAGATCTATCTCCGTTTAATTGGTCGTTTAATCCTATTAGATGTCCGCCGTACCATGTATCTTTACCATTCCATACATCTGCTAAAACAGAATTATAGTCTTTGCCGTACATATCTTGTGTATTGTTCAACATCGTTTGCAAATAACTTTCTGTTTTACTACTTGTAGCGTCCCACATTGCTTTATCAGCAGAAGTAACATCTGCTCCATTCGCAATAGCTGTTGCTCTCGTTTCAGCTAAATTATACATATCGCTTGTATATTCCGACTGAATATCTTTTATAACACTGTCATAAGCGTCTTTTGATAACATACCATTTTGAACAAGAAATGAATATGTATCGGCTTTTGTTTGGTCTGTGTTTGGTGCAACTTCAGAATATGTCTGTTGCATATTATGTATAGTGCTAAAAACATGACTTTCTTCATCCGGTGAAAACCAATTATCGTTTAATGCTGTCTTTAAATATTTGCTCAGTTCTTTTTTCTGTTTTTTAAAAGTTTCAAAAGCAGTCTTCCATTTGTCAGTTAAGGCAGTTGTATCCCACTGTCCATAGCCAAACAAATCATCATTAACCATAAATGCGTTATACATTTCTTGATTCATTTGATTTTCGATGTCATCCATATAACTGTTGACTTCATCAGCATAAGACGTGAATTCTTGTTGAGGAATATTAAACCCTAAATTTCCTTTTATATCAAGTTTACTTCCGCTTTCAACAACTCCAAAATAAGACGAATTAGTAGTATCTTGTAATGAATATCCTGTTGTCAATGCTTGTTTATGTGCTTGTGATACTTGTGTCTGCCATGAGCCGACCATGTTTTGAACCACTTTACCCAAATCACTTGTCGACATTGCTATATCACCAAATAATTCATCCAGTCGGTCCTGTCTTAATTCTTCAGCCGATTTATGAATTCCAGATATACCGTCAGCAATATCATCACCCCATAGTTGACCAATCAATGCACCTGCTCCAGCTCCAAACAACGTTCCCACTCCAGGAATAAATGAGCCTATTGCAGCACCTGCTCCTATCAAACCGCCTTTTGTTAATCCACGAGTTAAACTACGTTGCATATCATTGCGATTTCCACTGCTATATGCGTCAGTAATATCACTAAAAGCATCCGTTACCCCCGAATACACAGATTGAACACCTAAGTACCTTGTTGCCATACTTTTGCCGAATGATTTTATACTATCTATGGTTTGATTTTCGTTATCGTTCCCATAATCACCAAGCATTTTAGTTGTTTTTTCAATAGCTTTAGTATTTTTATCAACATAATCTTTTTGAAAATGTTCATCTTCATAAGCACCTACTAGTTTTTGCATTGAACTTTCACTGGCATTTTTTGAATATTTAAGTCCGTATTCATCAGCTGACTCTTGCAAATTTTTTAAACTGGCACTCTTTTGCACTTCTGTTTCAAGTTCATCAATGTTATAGAGTCCATAACCTTCTGTTGTTATGCCTAATTTTCCAGCGTTATCAACAAGTTCATTCCATCTATTTATTTCAGCCGTTGCTTTGCCATTTACTTTAGCGACATGTTCCCAGTCAGTATCAATCGCACATTCTGCTTCGTTTTGGGTTGCGGATTGTGTGCTTGTTTCTGAATTTTTAAAATATTTTTTAAACCAGTCATCATCGCTTAAATCAGCGCCCGACAATTCCCTTGCACTCATTTTTCCGATACTATTTTCAACTGTGTTTATTTTATTGATACTCTTATCAACAGCATTTTCAAGCTCTGATGTATCTGCTTTAAGTTTAATTGGTGATACTCCATCAGCTATATTGTTTACTCTGTCAACAGCTTTGTCGATTTCGTCAGTAGCAGTCTTTGTACCGTCAACTTTACTTAATTTGCCATTTATGCTTTCCATAGCTTTTGAGGCTCTGTCTGTTGCTGTAATATCAACATTAACATTTCTTTTTTCGAGTTTATCGAGTTCGGCATTTAATGCTTTAACTTTACCTGTGGCATTATCTTTAAAATCAGCAACTATTTCAATTTCTATACTTGAATTTGCCATAGTGTCCTCCTTTCCATCAAATTTACATACAAAAAACGGCTATCATTTTTGATAACCGTTCTTTAGGTATTATTTTTCTTTTTACTGACCAGGTAGATATAATATGTAATATTCTCCACCTTCGTAGTCTTTTAATGCTAAATATATTTGGTCCTTTTTATCTTTGAAAAAGTACGCTGGACGTTCATTTAAAGAAACCTTATTCTCCCAACTGAATTTTTCCAAAACTTTAAATGTTATTTGAGTATTAACTAAAACTTTCTGAAGTTCTCTATTTTCATCCTGAACAGCTATCTCTTTAGTTGGTATCTGCTTTATTGTATAATTATACTCGGCTGATGAACCACCTATAAATAAGCAAGCAACAGGAGGCTCATTCAACACTTCTGAATCCCTTGACGTAACCCATGTCGGATATGATTCTGTTTGTTTTACAAGTGGTTTAAAGCTTAGTTGAGCTGGAATTTCTGCTTCTTTTACTGCAAAAGGAAAATCAAAGTTTTCTTCATCTGTGACTTTGTTATATATCTCTGATAACGATTTTTGGATATTGGTTTCAAGTATGGTATTTTGCTCAGACAACGTATTATATAACTCTTCATATTGGGTATATTCTGACTCTGATATAGCTTTTTCAGCCTTATCTTTAGTAGTATCCAATTTCGAAGTATCATAAGTCTTTGAGAAATAGTTTTTCTTTAAATTGTTTGAATTTTCAACAGTTTCCGTCAACAGTGTGTAATACTTATTATATTTATCTATCTCTGCAGATATTTTATCGTACAAATCTGTCGCTTGATTTCTCACTTCGGATAGTTTTGATAGTTGCTTATTCTCAAAAGCAATTTTGCTTTCTGATTCAATGTCAGAAATATCTTTTTTATAATCAGGATTAAAATACACCTCGTTCTCAAGATGTGACAAATTCGTCAGTTGCTCCTGTATATCTGTATTGTATTTTTCCAAAGTAATTTTACGATACTGAAAAACGCCAATCACTCCTATTGTAGCTAATATAGCCACAATTACAGATATTATAATAAAAATTTTTATTTTTTCCTTTTTCATGTAAAAACCTCCCTTTTGTATAATTTTAGCAAATAGAAGAAGATTTGTCAACTATTTTGCTTTGTAGGGAAGTTTCCAAGCACAATAGGCATTTTACGTTCATTCTTGGCTTTTTCCATGAATGCAAATACTACTTTTTGTTCACCCTCTGTCAGTCGCATTATTTCATTTGGAAATGTACGAAATCCCGAATACACAAAAATATCATACAAATTCCGCATTAATGGACTGACTTCTATCAGTTTTTTATGTAGTCTTCTTCGTCAACGACATCCTCACCGTCAAATCCGCTGAGTTTAAGAACTTCTTCAACTATTTTTGACTTTGTGCCTGCATTAAGCAGAATATCGACACAGTCAGCCTCATCAAAGATATTGAATTTCTGTTTTATGTCATGGTTACCCCAAATTCTCTGTTTATCTTCATCAACCGTAGCTGTATAAATCAGATTATTATGATATTCCGTTGTACTTCTTTCACCCGAAATTTTAGGATATTTCGGACCTGCTGGATTAGAAATTTGCTTTGTTGCCTTTTTTGCCGCCGCTTGTATTTCGCTTTGTGATAATCCTCTTATTCTAAATGAAAATAGTGGCTCACCACTTTGCTTTTTTACAAATATTTTTTTTGTATTATCTTCGTTGCCTGTTTTATAGTCTGCCGCTTCAAGCAATGCCTTAACAATACTCTTTTCGTCTTGTTCAAAATTTGTTGAAGACTCAAGACCTGTTACATTTGTATTTTCTTTATTTACCATTTTTATTACCTCCGCATATATAAATTAAAAATT